TTGATTCGTGCTTATGAATCTGAATATATAAAAGAAGATGGAAGTTTTGATTTAGATGCTTTGAAAAAATCCGCAGATTGGGATAGATATGAACAGATTGTAAATTACATCCTTCCTACAATCATTAATAAACTTGTAAGCACAACAGATTCCGAAGCAAATAATATTAAAGAATCTCTTAAAGATTATGGTTCTGGAAATATCTTAAAAAATGCAACATTTATCACATCTTCTAATTGGTATGGAATTGGAAGTTCTCTTAGTGAATGTAATGTACTTGATACTTCTCCTGTTTATGGAGCAACTCGTTACATGGCAATTCATAGTAATAACAACTCTTGCGGAATAAAACAAAAGGAAATATCTACCTCTAAAGGAAGTACATATACTTTAAGTGCTTTTATTCGTTCAGCAAATGCTAATAAAATCAAATTAGGTTATTGTTCATCTAATGATAATAATGATTATTCAAAAGTTACTTATATAGAAAGAGATATTACTTCTACTTGGACAAGGGTTCAGATTACCTTTACTGCACCATCTGATATTTCAGAAATTTATTTTTTATGCGAAGGAACAAATATAGCTTTTGATATTACTGCGCCAATGCTAGAGTTAGGAGAAAATGCATCTACATTTCAATATTTTCAAATGGATGAGGAATATCAAAAATCATACCTTACT